TCTTCATCGGTCCTCGTGTATTCGGAACCTTCCGGATGCATCTCTCTTTCTTCGTCGACCCATATATTCACAATCTCGAGCGGAGTATTTTTTTCGGTTTCCCACAATACGAGCCCTATCTCCGTGACCGTAGTCTCCTCTTTTGGCGTATCGAAACTCGATCCGGTTTCGATATCAATTCCGAGTATCTTCATATTTTATCTCCTTAATAGAAACGACGAGTGACGTTCGTCCACTTGCCATCCCTTTCGATTTTAATTTTTACGGGACAACGATTATAGGTTGCTTGCTCTTCCAAAAATCTCTTATGAACGAAGGTTCCCTTTTTAATATACTCCGTATAGGTATTGAGTAGGGTCATATACGTTATTTTTATACACTCATTCCCGGCCCTAGAAACATACTTATCATCGATACTCCATTGCATAAGCTCAACGACGTCCTCTTTCTTTAATTTGTTGGTGAACTTATGTTCTCCGGCGGTTGTCGTTAGTTTCTTAGTTCTATCAACCGGATCTCTCTCTTCTTTGAAAAACTCTTAACCGCATTGACGACAATCTTTCGCCGGAAGAAAAACGAAATGCTCGCAAGCCGGACAAATGATCGCCTTTTTTTCGGCCTTGTTCGACTTCTTGTTCGGATCATTCACGACGGGATTGTTCGGATGGCCAAGATTTTCAACGACCTCGCCATAATCAAGGAATAGACAATTCTTTTTCCCGGGGAAAAGTCGAAGTCCACGACCGCACAATTGAACGTATAAGACGGGGGATCTTGTCGGCCTCATGCAAACGATCGCATCGATCGCCTCGAAGTCATAGCCCTCCGAAACCATTGTCACGGAAGTAATGTGACGAACGGATCCCTCTTCGAACTCTTGTATATTCAAACGCTGCTCGCCGCTTTTAAGTTTAGAATGAATCGTCGTCGCCGCCTCATAAATAGATATCTCTTTTTGAACGAGTTCGGCGTGTTCGATACAAGTACAACTCCAAACAACCTTTTTTCTCCCGGAGAGTCGAGGAAGAGCGTCTGCAACTTGAAGTCTTATCTTCTCTTGATCCTTGGAGATTTTTTCGAGATCCTTCAATATGAATTCGCCTCTCCTTTTGCGCATTTTTGAAGTATCGAATCCCTCTTTTGTTGATTGGAATATCGGTTCGACAATGAACCCGGCCCCGATCATCTCTTGAAGAGTCTTTCGATAAGTGATCCGCTTGATCTCCTTATCTTTTCCGAATATATATCCCGATTGGGCCGTGTAAGGAGTCGCCGTGAATCGAACGATCTTGAGGTTCGGATTCGCCGTTCTAAGTCTTTTGATAAAATTCTGATAAGTCGCGGAGTTCTCCGCGTTGTGGGCTTCATCAATGATAAGAAGGTGAAGGAACGGAGTGATCTTTTCGACCGTATTGATGGAAGCGACCGTGATCTCGGATCCCGAATCATAGTCTCCAAGAGATCCGCAGTATAGGCCAATGTTTTCCTCGTCAATTGCGCCAATCAATTTGTCTCTCGTTTGAGTGACTAGCTTAACTTGGTTGACGAGGATCATCGCCTTGAGGTTTCTATCTTTAGATCTCATGGAGTCGAGGGCTTTCTTTAATAAGAGCGTGAATATGATCGTCTTTCCCGACGCGGTAGGGAGGACGTTTAATATATCCGAATCGACGCGAAGAGAACTCCAAGTCTTATCGATACAATCTTTCTGATAAGGCCTGGCCACAATCATAAGGAAGCCTCTTCGAATAGCTTTTCCTTTAAATCCTTAACCTGATCGAGAAGCCTCGCCTTTTTGGTTTTTGTCCAAGTTGGATAAACGATCTCGCTCGACAGGGTTTCAATAAGGTGGAGGAGAGCTCTTTTTTCGTACTTATGAAGCTCTTCCCTATAGTCCTTAAGTTTCTCTTCCGCCATTCGGCGTATATGCTCGCCGATCATGCTCACAGCGAAGAGCAATAGGATGAGAAGTTTCGTCGAGCTCGATGGATTCATCAAAGATAGCGACGCCAAAAGAGATCCCTCGATAAGTATTGGGACTTTGTTCTTCGACAGATAGCTCATTTTTTCTTTCCGAGAGCCTTATCAACTCCCTCTTGAGGCTTAGATCCATTTAACTTCCCTAGTTTAATGACGGAATCGATTTGAAGTAGCGACGAGGAGTCCAAGTTCGATATCTTTTTCTTGATATCGAGAGTCTCATTCTCAATCAGTCCCATTTCGGTCATAAGTTCGACGAGCGCGTCTCCGATTGTTTTCATATCGATTCTCCGATTTTTACAATATGGGCGAGATCGCCTTCTTTTTCGATTGATAATATTTTTCTAGTGAGGCGAGGTAAGCCGTGGAGAACTTCCCCGGTCGCCGAGTTGTAGGCGACGAGTGATATATCTACCCCGGGCGAAAGGTGAGTCGGGTTTACATGGAAAACGAGAGAGCCTTTTCGCTTCTCATAAATCTTCATCCAATCTTCGGGAGTGACCTCGACGACCTTGAACTTCTTGAGGTTTTTCATCTATGCTCCTTGAGTAAAAAGCCCTTTTGGTGGGCCATCCCTTCGGTTCTTCTCCCCGATAGTCGGATTTTATCGATGTGAGTTGTTCTTCTCCGGGGTTCTCATTAGCCCTTTCCCTAGGGCGGCCCGAGCGATTATCTCCCTCGAGTCTTGAATCCTTTATTCTTTAATCGAAAGGAGTGGCGTCGTTCTTGCCTTCCGGGACATAATCGTTCGCGCAAGGAGAAAATCCAACAACGCGATTTTTCTCTCCGTGCTCGTCCGTCTTGACGGTGAGCTTGACCATGCACTCAAGACCAACGAGAGCTTGCTCATCGTTGAAAAGTCCCGGAGATCCTCCGGCCGCAACGATCAAAGACTTGATTCGACCTAGGCCAATTTGAACCGCTTTCTCGTTCTTGTTTTGGATATTAAACATTTCCCAAAACTTGCGGCCCGTCTGGTTTTCGTCCGTAACAACAAAAGTCGCTTGGATATATTTCCCTTCGCCGTCTTTCGTCTCTTTGAGTTCAGCTTCCTCAAGCGTTGCGCGATAAGTTCCGGGTGGAATAACGCCGCCTGAAAACTCCTCGACCTCGTTTAAATCAAAATTAAAGCTCATTTTTTGGCTCCTTGTTGGTTGTTATCTTGCTTTGAGTTCAAGATCTTGTTGATAATATGTGACATATTGGGATCTTCGAATTGACTAAGTTTCCCGGAACGATCTCCGGCGATAGCCTTGTCATAAGTCGAAGTCACAATCTTTCTTATTTCCTTCCCTTCGTCGTTGGTGAATTTTCTATAATGAAAAACTTCATCGACGAGCGCCGGAACTCTTTGAGAGATCTTCCCATTGAGATCGACTCCGATAAAACGACGAGAAAGATCGTCCTTATCCGATACTTCGAGGGCCAAGAATAAAACGTTGTAAGGCTTATAGTCTCTCATTTGTTTGATGAGATCCGTTATCTTATCGGAATAGTCTCCCCATAATCTCAAGGAGTCCTTTGCATCCGGATACTTCTTTTTCATAGACTCGACAAGGCATTGCCCGACTTCCGTAAGTGAATCAATTACAATCCATTGATACTTTTTCTTCATCTCGTCTTTCGACAAAACGTTCGTAAAAAGATGAATGAGTTTTTCGAACCTCATTGATCTTTCCATCGGATTGTTGTGCTTATCTACAGTGCAATCATAGACGTCGATGATCTCATCTTGTAATGAGAGAAGCCCGTTTTCCATATTGACGATGAGAGTTTTTCCCGGGAGCGTTTTGGCTAAAGTGGTTTTCCCGATCTTCGGTTGGCCATATACAAGAGCGACAACGCGAGCGTCTTGTTTGATCTTTTTAGTATCAGTAAACATTAAAATCCCCTTGATAGATTGGGGCTATTAAACTATGATCTCAAAGCAGTGTCAACAATAAATCAAAGGGTGGGAAATAATGAATATCAAAGCATATTTAGAAACGACCGGAATCTCGATCGCAAGGTTCGCAAGGTCGTGTGATATCAACGAAAACACAATGAACACTTATGTTCACGAAAAGGCGGAGCCAAGCCTCAAAAACGCTTTAAAAATCGAAGAGCAATCTCATGGAGCTATCACGCTGAAATAACTTATTCTTGAGCGAACCGAAAAGTCCGCTCAAGAATAGAACTCGAACAAGGGGGAAACTATGTTCGGGAATCATTATATCGAATATATTGAGAAAGATCTAATCGTCATACCGCTAAACGGGAAAGTCCCGGTCATTAAAAATTGGAGTATGTTTTCAAAGACTCGTCCAAGCGAGCTCCTCCTCGATTCGTGGGAGAGAAAATATCCTCGTCACAATATTGGCCTGTTAACCGGAGAACTCTCCGGCGTCATAGCGATCGATATCGACAAGGATGAAGCTTTAAAAAAAGTCCCTCTCTCCCCGGTCACTAAAAAGGGAAAGAAAGGAGAGACGAGATTCTTTCGATATAATGGAGAAGTGAATTTTAAACGACACGACCTCGGGATTGAACTTCTTTCCAACGGAAATCAAACCGTGAGATCGGATGAGCACACGTCTGAACTCCAGTCACCGATGTAACTCGTATGCCGTCTT